GGGGTGCTGGTTGTGCCAGCTTGAATCCAATAAATCTTCGCGCCGCCGAGAAGATTGCCGAGAACGTCAAACTGTTGAGCGCCCGCTAAACTAATTGAACCAGCCATCTAGGCCCTTTCAAAACTACAAAAGCGGCCCGCAAAGGCCGCTGTTCCTGATCTATTGTGTTGTGGTGTTATCGCTGGCCGGTTGGCCGCTGAGTTTCTGGTTGATCGTTGGCGCGGCCTGCACCGATAGCCGTAATCGTCGGGATGCCAGACGATTGCTCACCGCCGATACGAGCCAAGCCCCTGTCAGCAGCGCGCAAGGAATTGAAGAGATTCTGATTGCGAGCGACCGTCTGAATGCCCTGCAGCAGAACACGCGGATCGTTGGACGCGAGCATTTCAGCAACCCGCCGCGCTAGACGTTCATTTATTGCGTTCTTGCCGCGAGCCGCGCCGTATACAATCGCGGCGTTCATCAGGGCCGTAGGATTCGGATCAAGCACGTTACCGCCAGTGCTGATGCCATACGTCCCGCCCGCAAGGCCAAGCTCTGCAAGTTGTCGCGCGGTCGTGGAGTTGCCCTGCACGGCGCTGCGAGCAAGGTCCATGATGCCTTCTACGCGCATCGTGGCCTCCAGATCGCGAGCCTTCTGCGGACCAAGAACCATTTCGAGGCGTTCGCGCGCAGCGGGCGAGTCCGCAATCTTATTAAGGATAGAGCGGCGGTCACCAGTTTCCTTGAGGCTGTCAACGAACTTTGACAGAAAGCCGTCCTGAAAAATCTTCTCCTCTGCCGGGCTTAGTTCCGCAAACGCGATTCTGGCTTCGCGATTGTTCATGCGAGAGGTGACGAACTTCTGCCCCGCCTCTAGCGCATCTTCAGCGCCAAAGAACCGTGCTGCGCCCGCCCTCGCCGTCTGATATTCCGGGACGATCTGATCGAGGTGACCTCGCAGCGCCTTTGAGAACGAGCGGCCCTCCGGCCCAAGCTCATCAAGATTGCGCTTTACGTGATCCCAGAACTGGAGATTCGGCAGAACGCCGTCCTTCAATTCAGTTCTTCCGCTCTCCCGGTTAAACGAGAATGGATTGCGGACAGGCTGAAAGCCATTGAGCGCCGCTTTATTCTGCCCAGTGACAGACGCCAGTCGAATTGCTTGCTGCATGACCGGAGCCTGCACAAGATCATCAAGCGTAGCATCATAGATCGCTTGCCCTTTGGCGTAAGCGTTGGCATATGCCGGGCGATTGGCGTTCTTCGCCGCGCTTTCAATGGCAGACTGCAGGGCTGGCGCGTCAGGATAGTTGAAGCTCTTGTTGAGCCATTCGGCTACACGCGGAGCCTGCCCCTCATATCGAGGATCAATGGTGCGATTGAGCGCCGCCCGGCCCTCGGGGGAAGTGTTGGCGGCAGAGCGGGCAAGTGCCCGCGTGGTATCGCCGCCCAGATCAATGAGAGCAGCGGGCCCACCATTCTGTACGCTGGCCGCAAACTCTTGCGGCGTGAGGCGGTTCGTCGCTTGCGGGTCAATGTTGATGTCCCGCTGGATCGCGGTTGCCGCGCGTCGGGCGGCCTCGCTTTCCGTGTCACGGACGCCGCGTACCGCATTGGCGATTGGTGTGCCAATGGCCCGAGCGCCACGGATAGCGCCTTCGATTACTGCAGGCCCAGCGGCACCAAGCACAGCGCCGCCAGCCGCGCCGGTCAACGTCCGCGCTGCGGTGTCAATGCCTCCCTGCCCTTCTCCAGCGCCGGCAGCGCTGCCAAGAGCGGCACCAACGCCGCCGCCAATGGCCATGCGCCCCGGCAATGTCGCTGCATTAGAAGCAGCACCAATCGGAAGTGCTACAGCGCCCGCTACGTTACCGGCGAGGGAGGCGTAAGGATGCTGATCCTCAGCTTGCTTGTTAGCGTCACGCTCTCGCGCCGCGCCTGCCTCATACCGTTTCTTGGCTTCAGCGTCTCCAGACCAATACTTTAGCGCACCAGAAATAAGCGCGGACAAGCTGGCAGGATCGTTCGGGTTAACGCCGCTTGCCTCAACAAGGCCGCGAATTTCATCGCTGAAGTTGGCGGTGAGACCTTGAGCAGCGCCGCGCGCCGCAGCATCCAGCGAGCCGCGATCATTGCCTGCAGGCTGCGTCTTCCCGATTGCGCCCGTGTCAATCGTGACACGCTTTGCACCAGATGTTGACGTTGCTTCCTGGGCCAACGGCGCGGCCTGCCACCATGCATCGTCGGCCTGTGGCTTGCGCTGCGCACTAAAGTCAGTTGCCCGCGTTTCAGCGAGCGGGGCGGCTTCCCACCACTCTGCCATTAGGGCTTCACCCGCACAGAGCCATCTGGGGCGGTGAATGTCGAACCTGACGGCAGAGAGTCATATTGCGCCTTGGAAATAGGGCCAGATGCTTGCGATGGCTTTGGCTGACCGTATGGCGTCACACGACCGCCTTCATCGAAGGTGTATTTCGGCTTGTAGGAAGGACCGCCTTCCCGGCCTAGGGCCTCGATCGCCGCGCGCCGATTAGCAGACTTCTGCTGGATCACCTCCGCGCTATCCCCAGGTGTCGGGAAATACTGTTTGTTCGCACTATCGAACTCCGTCGGAGAAATGGCCGCACCCGATTCCCGGCGGAGCTGGGCGTTGATAAAATCGCGCTTGGCCTGCTCGTACTTCTGGCGGTCAGCGCTAGTAAGATAGTTTCCAACACCGGGGATGGCGCTCAATGCAGTCTGAACGGCGCTGGTCCCCTGACCCTGCACGCCTCCTTGACCGCCAACGCCTGACAGGATGCCTTCAGACTGCAGCATTCTGTCAGTGAAACCAGCGGCCTTGCCCTGCCCCTCGTTGAACTTGCCGCCTCCGCTGAAGGGATTGTTTGGCTGCGATGCAGGCATGGGACTACCGAGCGGCGAAAGCTCTCCGGTGCGCGGATTAATGCGCACAAAGCTGGTCGAGCCAGTATTCGGGTCGGTGACTTCCTTAATCAGCGGCTTGTCTTCGTTCGCGCGTGCCGCTGCGGCTTTCTGCAGACGAAGTGACTCTTCGCGGAAACGATCATCTACCGCGTCGCGAGAGGTCTGGCGCTGGTCGAGGCGCGACTGCCGCTCCTGATCCTGCTGCCGGTTCTGGATTTGAACGCCAAGGTTCGCCAGCGACAGATCGCCAGAGGCCAGCAACACGCGCGGGTCGATCTTGTCGCCCTGCCCTAACTGAGCGAGCGTATCGCGGCGCGTGGCGTCAGCCTGCGCCTGCTTATAAACCTGACCCAGGTTCGCCAACGACGAGAAGTCGAGCGATTGAGGCGTTGCGTAGCCGGGAAGTTGAAGGGGCGCAATTGCCATCTATGCGAGCCTCACTTGAACATAGGCCAAGACTGGCCGCCGTAGTTCATGGTAGTGGCGCGACCACCTCCGCCGCCGAACAGCGAGCCAAGCCCGCCTCCGCCAGCAAGCGATGTGCCGAGCGTTGCCAGTGAGAGAGCGCCGCCAAGCAGATTCTTGGCACCGGCAGACGCGCCAGCCGCCTCGTAATTGTTCGCGCCAGCCACGCCGCTCGCATAATTGCCCTGCAGGCCAATGCGATTCGTCGCGTCGTTCTGGTAGAGGTTGGCGATATTGGTTTCGTTGCCAGCAGCGCCGCTCGCCGCCGACAGTTCAGGGCTAACAAGCCCGCTGAGCCGATCCAGCCAGCCATTGTATTGCTGGTTCTGTAGGTTCTGGCCGAACGCCAGCGCGTCCAGATCGGCGTTACCGCTGTCGAGCATTCCAGCCGAGGCGCGGCGACGGTTCAGCGTATCAAGCCCCGCCTGAATTGCCTTATCATTGCCGGGGTTATTCGTGAACGAGGACTGCGCGGCCTGCGCCTTGTCGGCACCGTTCACGCCGAGCGCGTCCAGATAGAGCGACGTGCCAGCGCCGTACTTACCCTGCAGATTGCCATAGATGTCACCGGCCTTGCCGAGAGCGCCGAGCGAGTTTGTCAGGCCGCTATCGAGCGCGGTGTTGCCCTTGTTCAGATAGTCAGCGTACAGTGCGCGGTTCTTGTCCGCAGCTTCTTTTTCAGCGTCCCCGCCAAACAGCGTACCAAAAAATGATGCCATGATGTGTCCTTTAGGTGTATTGCGCCGCTGGCGGCGAAAAATTGCTTGTCCAGCGGGACGTTCCGACGCTGAGACGAAATTCGTCAATCATTGCCGAGAAGCCTGTCCCAGCATCTCCCGATCGGCCAATCGTGAACGGCTGAGAACTTGAATTGACGGATGACAGCGTATCGACATCTTCCTGTGAGCCGTTGATGAACAGCCGGAAGGTTGTGCCCGATTTTGTCAGTGCGATATGATCCCAAGTCGAAGTACTAGCGAACCCGGTCAAGCTTACTAGGGTAATCTGAGCGCCAGCGCCTGAGTTAATAATGTTCGCCCCTATCAACCCAGCGCCGCCGAACCGGGCCATCGTGAACGAGGTTGAGATTGCCGTGCCCCCGCTATTGATCTGCCCGCATAGCCCGTAACCCGTCGCCCCGACCCCGTTGTTGTTCAACCAAAAGTCAACCGCGAAATCTTGCGTGCCGATATTGAAATCAGAGTGCGCTGGCGTCGTGATATAGCCAGCAGAACCGAGCATTGACGACGGACCGAACTTTGCCGCCGAAGTGCTGGTCGTTGCGTTCGTCGGCGTCCACGTGTGAGATGAGCCGCCAGCATTCACATCCGTAAACGTCGTCCCGCCGTTGCTGCCATCCATGTGCAGCAGGATTTTCGTGAAGACGTCATTGCCGGGCACGCCATTGCTTGAGATCAGCCCAAGCCCGAAATAGCTCACGCGATCAGGCTCCCGCTTAACTGCCAGGTATCCGTTGCGCGCTTGTAGAGCGTGGCGCTTGCGTACTGCCCCGCAATCGACTTGTAGCTCGCAAGCGACGTAATCGTGACGCCCGAGCCTTGCGCCAGTGTGGTCTTACCCGCTCCGGTTTGCGTGACTTCGATCTGTGTCCCAACGGGGAAGGCCACGGACGAATTTGGCGGCACCGTCACCGTAACAGGCGACGAATTGGAGAACTCGCAGATAATCCCTGCGTCCGACAGAACAAACGTGTAAGACGTTCCCGTCTGCGGATTGATGGTCCGCGTAATGTCCGACTTGGCAGCAATCGCTGCATCAATCGCCGCAAAGTCCACATCCGAGAGCGGCTGTAACGTCTCTAGAAACTTGAGCTTCTCGTACCAATCCGGGTTGATCGCCCCGCCGATCTGAATGGGGACATTCTGACCGGGGATCGTCACCTTGCGGGCCATCAGCGGAGCGCCTCGGCCTGCATGTCAGCGCCCATAAAGCCGAACGGGACATTGCTCGACTCATCGAAGCGCCAGCGCACGCCCTGGACTTCTGCCTGACCCCATAGTGCAGATCGAACGCGACCGGCGGTCAACGATTGACGGCCAACCTTGATCTGCCTGCCCGGACTCCATGACGTGCCGCCATCGCGGGAGATCGAAATCTCAACGTCAGGATCGGTCTGCACAGGGTCCGTGCCCGTGGCGATACCGACGCCTTTGGTTAGATAAAGCTCAATGCCATTGATCCGCAGGACTTGCGGGAAGCCGCCGAGCGGCCCTGTCTCAACCCGCATCCGCAGCGGATCGCCCGTTTCATCATGCGTCGTCGCACTGATCTCCAACACATCGCCCGAGGCGCGATCACCACACAGCCACTTGTTGAAGGCCGGGAACGGCAACATGCCGCGCCAGTAGCTCTGCAAATGGCTCTGGCGCTCGTGCCAGCTTTGCAGGACCGTATCGAACTCCCAGCACCACGTAGGGCCTTGGACTACGACGTAGCCCCTGCCCTGCGCCACATAGACCGAAATGCTAATCGCAGTGCGATCCTCTTCCGCCTCGATAAGCGTATCAAGCTCAACAGGCGAGATCGGCGTAAACTGATAGCCATCAAGGCGATGCACCTTCAGGTCGTCACCAACAGCAAACAGGCCCTTGCCCCAGCCGTCCTGAGAGCCGGTGATTGCATAAGGCCCGACAATGCCGCGCGGGATCGTGGCGACGTAATTCAGCAAGAAGCCTGTATCGTTGAACTGTCCGCCCCAGACTTCCGAAGAGGACGAGCCAACCATGAGCATCTGACCGTTGCCCAATTGGATTGGGCGATAGAGCGTGTCAGGCTTTGACTCAGCTGTCGCAACGTCCAGCGTGTTGATGCTGGTCGAATTGATACCTGAGTTGCGGATTTTCCCGTCGCCATACGTGAAGAAGAACGCTCCACGCATGAACTCGACAGCGTTGGGCTGTCCAACATCGGCGTCAGGCCACGAAGAAACCGAGCCGCTCGCGATCTGCACCACGCCATCGCCGGGAGAGACAATGGCGATGTGCGGCGTCGCGGCGTTATCGCGCGCCATGATGACCGGCGCAGTTCCCGGCACAGTTCCGGAAAGCGGCGTTCCCTCCCCGCCAGACGACGAAAACGAATAGGCTGTGTCGTCAATGACGGCATAAACCGTACTGCCGACTTGCAGCGCGCCTCGAAATGTTGCGCCCTCGCTTGTGCCGAATTTCTTCAGCCCCGGCGTGCGCCAATAGATGTATTGCTCGCCAGCGGTCCCGCTCAGTTTCTCAGGGAAGCAATTGATAAGCCTGCCGCCCGCTGACTGTGGCTTTCGCCCCGGTGCGGATAGGACCGGAAACGGGATAGCGGTCATTAGAAATAGGAGCCTTGCGCGACTTGGTAGGTCGGATTCTGCGCAGCGAGATATTTCAAGCGCTGCTCGTGCTTGGCGACCTCAATCAGATCTACCGGCGCATTGCTAAATTTCGCCGCTGAATGAACGGCCACTAGACGCGCGATGGTCTGAAAGTATTTGTCTTCGATTTCGTCACGGTCGCCCACATAGACGATGCTTTGAATTTCAGCCAAAACAGGATCAATGTTCCCATCAATCGTCTCGTACTCAGGCTGACCAAGCGATTCACCGGCCACGGCCTTGCCAAGAAGGGCGGCCACCTCATAAACGAGATTATCGGCTGTCTTGGTCATGCCTCGCCCTCAAAAGAGAAACGGGCACCCCGAAGGATGCCCGTAGTTGTTGTTAGACCGCAGCCGAGAACGGAGTCGCTTCGGTGCCGGAGCCGGTGATGGTTCCAGCAACACCCCAGACGCCGGAGGCGATGTCCTCAAGCTCGATCCAGTCGCCCTTGTTGACGCCGCCAGTTGTGGTGCCGTTGAGGGTGATGGTGTCGGAGGCCGCGACAGTTTCCCAGCCGGAAACCGAAGCGTCGGTGTCGTTGCACATGATCAGACCGCCAGCCATAACGTCCGTCGAGTTGGCGACCTGGATCACGTAGTTCGAGGTGTTGACCACGCTGACGCGGAACTTGAACTTAGCGCCAGTGCCGGAAGCGGCAGGGAGCGTGAAGGTCAGGGCCGCGCCAGCAGCGCCCATAAGAAGGGTCTGTCCGTCGTGCTGTTCCGCCGTAATGGTCGTGGAAGCCGTCAACGTCCGAATACGGCTGTTTTCCATATTCGGAAACTGATCCCGAACCGGGAAGGATTGATTAAGAGAAGCAACCATTTTGTGTTGTCCTTTCCTGTTTCTGGATTAGTCGGTTGCCGACGCGAAGAAGCCCGTCGCCATGCCGAACTGCTTGAGGTTCGAGCCGGACGAGGGATGCTTCTTGAAGATCTTCGCGACGCCGTAAGCCATCTCGATGCCAGCGCCGGTGACGAAGCCGTAATCGTCTTCCTTACGGAAGGTTGGCTTTGCCATCTGGCCCCAGCACATCGCTGCTGCCTGCTGACCGCAGAGGAACACCGGTTCAACACGAGCCGATGCAGTGCCAGCCGTGGTAAGGGTCGTCCAAACGTTGGTCACGAAGGACGAGATTTCCGGAACCTGCCGGATGATCACACCGTCGTAAATCTGGTCACCGTCCTGGAACAGCGGGTTCTTATCCACGCCGTTCTGCTCACGAGGCCGCGCATCCCTGTTGATCGTCTCGAGAGACGCCTTCAGGTCGCGGAACGTGTTGGTTCCGGCAAACGCCACGTAGTATTCGTAACCGTCCGCAGTCTTGAACGGGCGAATCTTCGGGCTGGCGTTCATGGCGATACGCTTGAGCAGCGCCAAGTTCGAGGCCGTAGCCTTGTCATTGGTAGTGTCAAGAGTGGCCAGGGCGGTCGCGTGGGTCGCGTTGTAGTTGGCGGTCGAGTTGCCATACAGGATGCGATCCGAGTTAGCCGCGTTCCAGGTATTGCGCTGGGCTGCGGTTGCCAGATCGTACTGGATGCCGTTGACGCGAACGCCAGCCGATGGGAGCGTTTCGGACGGAAGCGCCATCAGGGCAGCAATCAGCTCGTCGCGCTGAAGCTCCTTGCCCCAATCGGCCAGCAGTGGCTTGGCGACACCAAAGATGTCCGCCGAGTCCTTCTGGCTCTCCGCCTTATTGGTAACAACGGCGTGGCGCGCCCAATCGAGGCGAACGCGCATACCGTAGTTGTCGATCTGTTCTTCGTTGCCGACGAGCGTTCCAGTCGAGACGCCAGCGCCGGTCAGGCGTGTGACGATGGGAAGGTTCATTTCCTCGCCGCCAGCCTTCAATTCATTCTTGATGCGAATGATCGAATTGAGCGCCGTGCCCATGTAGGGCGAGAACAGGTTGCCGCGAACATACTCTCGATTGATTTCCTGAGTATATTTGACCAGCTTGTTGTTGGTCTGGATGGTAGTAACAGCCATTTCTTTAGCCTTTCCGCGCCGTCACAACCGCCCAATAAAAAACCCGCCGTGAGGCGGGCTGTTCGTCTTGGGTGCGGGTCGTGTCAGCGCATTGCGTGTTCGAATAGCGATGCGTCGTTCATGCTGCCGACGTCATCGGACGCGGATCGCGCGGCAGGCAACTTGCCAATGCTGCGCGGAGGAAGATTGAAAACAGATTTAGGCTGCTCTTCCGAAGGGGGCTGCAGCTTCGTTAGAAGCTCGCCCTTGAACTTGTCGTCCTTCAACGCCTCTTCCAACCTGCGCTGGAAAAACGCATCAGGGTCTCTGCTGGCCTCAGCGCCGCGATACCAGTTCACGATGTCTCCATAGGGGTCCATCGATTGCTTAACTGATTGCACGATAGCCTGGGCCTGTGGATCGCCGGACTTGGCCGCCTGATCCAGCGCACTAAACGCCTCCGTCACCCGCTCCTGCCCATGCTCTCGAATTGCATCCTTGCGGGATACGGTTTCGATAAAGCTTGAGAATTGCTGCTGCAGCGGCGTCACCACCTCTTCGATGTTGGACCGGACAAACTCGTCCGGCTTTTCGAAGATGTCTGGCTTGGCTACAGGCTCAGGTTTGGGTTGCAGGGCGAGTAAACGTCGCTCGTACTCCGAAGCGCGGCGATCGGCCCGCTCGTAAGCCTCGCGAAGTTGACGCATCCCCGGTGATTCCGCCGGCTCTTTCGCCTCGGCAGGCTTCGCCTGCTCTGGTTCCAGTTTCGGGTCTGGCTCGCCAGTCTTTGCGATAAAGCGGCCTTGTTCATCACGGGATCGCGTATCGCCCTCACCTTCGGCAATCTGTTCGATCACCTCGGGCTGTTCGTCGTCTAGTGCAGAGTTGAAAAGTTCCTCGTTCGAGATTTCGTCAAGTTCAGCCATTGTTCACCTGTTCGCCGTGACGTGGCGATGTTCGAGCGGACATAACGCTGTCTGCGTGCGGGGTAGTCTGTGCGCCGTGACGTGGCGCGTGCCGGGTAGTCTTGAGCCGGTATCGCTGGCTCGTGCGATTCTTATGCGCTAGCGGGCTGGCGAGCCGCGATCTCGCGATCTGCTTCTCGGTCCCGAATGCCCTGCTCAAAGCTGGCGCTGGCGAGTTGAGCTTCGTGCTCGTGCTTTGCGGGCGCAAGCGAAGCCTCAACGGTCGTCTTCAGCGCTGCGGCGTTCTTTTGCTTCGCGCTGGCGTTGCGCTCCAGGATCTCCGAGACGGCCTGTGCGATCTGCACTTCCATCGGGAGTTCTTCGGTTTCCTGCTGCGGAGCCACGCCCATTTCAGGCTGGCCTGCTTCTTGAGCCTTCGCCATATTGAGCATGGCCTTGGATTTGGTCTCTTCGACCTTCGCAGCCTCGCCTTCCAGCGCAATCCGCTTTGCTTCTTCCTCTGCGGGGTTGGGCTCTGGCGGCTTCGAGGCTTCGCGAAACTCCTTCTTTGCCGACTCTGGCAATGCCGAGGTCTGGATGAGAACCTTGACGGCTGCCTGCGCCTGCGGCGGCGTAAGCATCGGAGCAACCGATGGGAGAACCTGCGTCAACGTCTCGTAAACGTCGGCCTGCGCGTTGACCGTGTCCGGTCCTTCATCAAGGATGATGTCTACGTCCAGCGCGCCAAGCGCATTGACCATTGTCGGCTGGCCGGTCTGAGGATCAATGCCAGTGCCGTTGATCTGGATGAATTGGGCTAGACCCTCGTCATCGGTCACTCGGATATAACGTTCTGCGGTCCAATACTTCTGCACCGCACAGAACAGGGCACGGTAAACGCGCACTTTCCAGCCGCGATAGCCCAGGATGTACGGCCCAAGCTCCGCCATGCCCGCCTGCTGCAATAACTGGATTGCACGGCCTGACTGGTTCTGAATGTCGCCAATGAGTGCCTGGTTTGGCCCGTAGTTATCAAGTTCCTGCTTGTCTTCTTCGAGAAGTTTGGCCCAGCCAGCGAAGTCAAACGACCGATCATCAGCCTTGATGCCATCGTTGACGTTGCCATTGACCAGCACCACGCCATCATCTCGCGCCCACTGAGCGCGGGTCTGCTCCACATCCTGAACGCTGCCCTGCGACATGATAAGTCGGCGCGAAGCGAGGATGTGATTGAGTTTGGAGTGCTTGAAGTTGAACGAGTCCTGCGATGACTTCATGTTACGAACGAAGCCATAACGGTCACCGTCATGGTCCACATTGCAGGAGAACATGATGTACTTGCATGTCTCCTTGTTCTTCTCGTCCGTGAGGTAGGACTTACCTTCCATCAGGATTTGGCCGCCAGTAAAGATCGCCCAGCACCAGCCGCCCTTGTGCTGATACCAAATGTCCACAACGCGAACGAGTTTCTTTGATCCGTCAGACGAAAACCACTTCTGCTCCCGGTCGGGATTTGACGTCAGGTCGCTACCGTCCTGCCCGCCAATGGCGTCTGCAACATCAGGGAACATGTCCTTGACGATCTCGACGTCCGTCCACTTGCCCATGCCCATGTAACGGGCATCGGAGAAGTCAGCGCGATAGGAGCGCGGGTCATAGAAGAACGAATCCGGCTCAACGATGTCAAATCCGACCTCAGGGTCGCCGTGGTCGCCCTGCTCGATCTCGATTTCAATCCCGCCAATGCCATCGACTGCCCCGTCGCGGGCGCACTCAGGTGACTTGGCCTTCCATTCCTGTTCGTCCAGCACATAGCGCAGCACAGCGGTTGCCAGCTCGGCACCCTCTTCCTGCTTAGGCGTGCGCGGGAATGCTTTCGGGTCTTGGCGCAGCCGCTCAAT